TTACTCATGTTCTGCCTCCATTTCGTCCGGGATCTCAACGTACTGCCACGACATGGGCGGACGGTCCAGGCCGAACTCTGCCAGAGGGCTGGGCGCGTCGAACTTCTCCGGTGACCGGACGATCCAGCCGGAAAGGCATTTCCCGCCGGCATATTCTTTCAGGTCTGCCAGCGGTACGCATGACAGCTTTTCCAGGTACGGCATGAAATTGGTTTCCGTGTAGCCAGGGCAGAGAAATTGACCCTGCACTGCTCCGGTGCCGCTAACATATACCAGCACCGTCAACGGCCATTCCAGATCCGCGTGGTTTTTGCTCTGCGGGTGCGTTTTCCTGATTTCCAGCACTTTGTCCCCGGCCAGGATCTTCTCCCACCACTCCGGTTTCATGCTCATAAGCACAGCCAGCATATTAACCTCCGTTCTTTCCGGGCAGCGGAACGAACCGGCATTTATCCGTTGCGAACTCCGCCACATGATGGAGCGCCATACAGGCCAGCATAATATCCGCCATAAGTTCGTCCGCGTCCTCTGCGCCCCGTCCGTCTTTGTTGTGCGCCCGGAGGCTGGCGGCCAGCGCGTTGCCCAGGTCCTCCAGGTTCTTGGCGGCTTCCTGCCACCGCTCTTTCGGCAGGGTATAGCCGATTTCCACCTTTTCAGCGTTCTGCATGGCTCACACCTCCCACGGGAAAGCAGAGGCAGGGAGATCCGGGAAATGCTCCCGCAGATTGTTCTTGAAGAAAACGGGGATCTCGTTCTCCTCGCAAAACGCCACAATGTCGTCCACCCACTTGCGGGCGGGCGTCACCTTGTCCGGGCGGTTGCCTGTTTCAGCACCCAGGATCACCCACTCCGGCAGCCCCTCCGCCGCGGCCATGTCCACCGGCCCCAGCAGCGGCTCCATGCTCCAAAAGCTGTTGATGTTCACGCCCTGCATGACGTACATTCCCACCGCGTCCATGTTCGCCACGGTGCTGCCATACCAGAAATTGCTTTCGTGAGGCAGGAGGGCCAGGTGGTCCAGCTCCAGATACCGGGCCGGGTTCTTTGTCAGGAACAAATAGCGGTGCTGGGGTGCCTTGCGGCAGGCGTCCAGCACCTCCACGATCCAGGAGGTGGGCACCCAGCGCCCAAACAGATCCGCCATGCTGCAAACAAACACTGTCTGCGGTTCCTTTGTGTTCTGCGGCTGGCCCAGGCGGTAGCGGTGCAGGGTAGGCTCGAAACCATACGGGTATGGCGTCGCCTTGATCTTCTCCGGCAGCACATGGAGGCCGCCGGCCAGCGGGGCCGGATCCTCCAGCCCTGCGTTGAAGCGTGTGGCCGTTCGCCTGGCGTAACAGTACGGGCAGCCATGGCGGCAGCCGGTTACGGGGTTCCAGGACATTGTGGCCCAGTCAATTTTCGTCTTGTTCATTCTTCGTCGCTCCTTTCGCTTTTCCACTCGTTCACTATGCACTCGTTACAGTCAAAACTCTGGCAGTACACGCAAATGTCCATACCGTCGGCCATGGCCGCGCGGACGATTGCCGGGAAATCCGGCAGGTTCACCTTGCGGCGCGGTTTCAGTTCCGCCAGAACGTCGCCCAGGTATTCCGACGCCTGCCAGTCGCCATAGATACGCGCCGGGGCTTCCTGTTCCTCGGTTTCCGGGTTCATAGTCCAGAGGGCAACACACCCGCCGTCCGGGTCATGCTCCCACCGTGCCGGTGTCTGGCTTATGATTTTCCCATCTGCGCCCCGCGTTGTCATGCCTATGGTGGCCGTTCCTTTGGCTATGCAAATAATACTCATGCGTCCGCACCTCCAAACGCCGCCAGGTCGAAACAGGTCTGTTTCCCAACGTACTGGCACCACGCCCATTCCAGCATGGCGCCGCGGCTGTCCTGGTAGTCCTGCATGAACAGAACCACGTCCGCCGCCTCCATCATGGCGAAACACAGGCGCATATAATCCACGGGGCGCAGCCCCTCCGGCGCCGTGGCGTGGTTCAGTACGATATGGCCCGCCGCCAGCTTCTTTTCCACCTCTCGGAACTTGGCTTTATAACGCCTGTCCCCGGTGATCTTGCCTGATATGTAGATTTTCACAGAAAACCCTCCTATTCGTTGAAAATCTCGAAATACTCCTGGTATGGGTAACCGCTGATCTCATGCCACCCGCTCCGGCAGGTGGATCCGTCGTCGAACTTATACAGCACGGCGCCCTTTCTCGCTTTCGGGTCCTTTCTCCAGCTGGACGCAGGCACGGCGGTGTATGTGATTTCCGGCTTGTCCATGTTCTGCGTTTTGCTGTACCGCTTCCCGCGCTTGCCGATCTCTCTGTACCTCTCCATGGTGGAACGGCTTTCTTTCATCAGGTAGGCGGCCAGCTTGTAATGGTTGCCGCGCCTGTCCATAGGCTTGAAGCTGATACCTCCGCCGCCTCTTGGGACATTCTCCCACGCCTCCGTGATGATCTCCGGATCCATGCGGGAAATGATAACGTGAATGTGCGGGTTGGTCATGCGCTTGGTTTCTATGACCACCACGGCCTTGAACGTGATCCCGCGCTTTTTGCAGAGTTTCCGCAGGTTCCGCAGAAAGGCGGCCTTGTTCTCCAGGATCTCCTCGAAAGAACTGTCCTTGACGTAGTAGTGTAGAACGGCGTGGAGATCCCTATGGCCGAAATTGGCGTTTATATCCCAGCGCAGGTGTTCCTCTGCCACCTGCTCGTTGATCCGCTCCTGCTTCTCGGTGGTGTGTCCGGTATTTGGGCCGCGCTTCACTCCTTTGGTGTGAACCCGGAAAGATTGCATTTTCTTGTGTTCGACACACGGACCAGCTTTCACCACCCTATGAACGTAGGCCATGGGTGCCTCCTTTTCTGCTGCTGGTCACTTTACTAATCACTCTTACCGGCGCTATACGGGGCCGTGGCCCCGTCGCTTTTTCCGGCTTGTATTCCGTCCGGGAACCTGATATAATATAGGTATATCGGACGGTTTTCCGTCGTCTATATTGCCACCTGCGCCGTGTTGACAGCACCGGGCGCAGGTGGCTTTCTTTTTATGCCAGGTAATCCTTGGCCATTTCCAACAGTTCCGCCGCGTGTTCCTGGTCAATGATCTTGACCTTGCCGGGCTTCTTCGGATCTGTGTCGATGGCCCAGCACGTTTTCTTTGCCAGTATTTCCCGCTCGTTCAGTTCCTTGTCCAGCCTGCTTTTGTAATAGTCCTGTTCTTTACGCCAGGCCACAAACTCCAGAAACTCCTCTGCGGTCATATTTACAGTTACTTCCACGGTGCCCTCCTTACGGCGTGGCCGCTGCTATTCTGTCAGCTGCCATTTGTGCATAGTCGGGGTTGATCTCGCAGCCTATGAAATCGCGCCGCAGGCGCTTGGCCACCACTCCGGTGGTGCCGCTCCCGGCGAACGGATCCAGGACCGTGCCACCCAATGGGCTGCCTGCTAAAATACAGGGTTCAATCAGCTTTTCAGGAAACACGGCAAAATGGGCGCCGCGAAAGCCGTTTGTGCTTACGGTCCACACGTCCCGCTTGTTCCGGCGGCCCGTCTGGTTTTCTCGGTTCCCGTGGCTCTCGCGCTCCACCTGGGCGCTGTTGTCGTGTGCCCGCCCGCCGGTGTAGGCACCGCCGCCGCGGAACGTCCTGGCGTTTCCCTTGGTTGATGTAACGGGTTCGCTGATTGCCGCCGCGTCGAAATAATAGCGTTCCGATCTGGAAAGCAGGAAAATATATTCGTGGCTCTTGGTGCAGCGATCCCGGACGCTCTCCGGCATACAGTTGGATTTGTTCCATATAATATCCTGGCGCAAATACCACCCGTCTGCCCGGAGGGCAAAAGCCAGCTGCCAGGGAACGCCGATCAGGTCTTTGTATTTGTAGCCCCGCGGCGTATGCTTTGCCGTGTGGCCGCAGGAATTACGGGTGTTCGTCGGCGGCTGGCTTCCTGATCTGGTGGCGTAACTATCGCCCATGTTCACCCACAGGGTTCCGTCTGCCCGCAGAACCCGCCGGACCTCATGGAAAACGGAAACCAGCGTTTGCAGGTATTCCTCCACGCTGGCCTCGTTTCCGATTTGGCCCGCCGCGCCGTAATCTCGCAAATTATAGTAGGGCGGAGAGGTGACGCAGGTATGGACGCTTTCGGGCGGCAATTTCCGCAGTTGCTCCAGCGCGTCGCCCGTCAGGATTATTTCAGCCATTGGCGGGCACCTCCAGCAGCTTCTCCCATGGCCTTGCCATGGGAAACTCCGGGGCGCCGATCCAGCCCCATGTCCGTTCGTATTTCTCGGTCATGCTCTTGGCCAGGGCGGCAGCCTCCGCCGCCGTGTAAAACAGTTTCTTTCCGATGTCGTCCAGTCTGCGGTAATCCGGCTCCGGGAACCCATCTGGCCCCGTGAAAAGCAGGCTCACCTCTGTATATCCGCCGGCGAAAAATCCGCGCACCGCGCCCTTGCACACGCAGTATTCCATGACGGGCGCAGCGTGGCCGGGTATGTAATAGCGGTGTTCAAAGACGGCGTACATTTCCGTGCCGATCTCCGGCCTTTCAACTCTCGCCATTGTCCGCCGCCTCCAATTTCTCCGCCAGCGCCTCAATGGTGGCCGCCGCTTCCTCCAGTTCCGTGGCCAGGAGGTTCCGGCCAAAACGATCCCGCTGGTGCATGGCCTCCAGGCGGAGGTCTGCGGCTTGTCGTCTGTACGGGTTCCGGCTGTCGGTCTTAACCGGGCCGCTTCCGGTGTATGCCCGTTTCAGCCACCAGGTTGGGCTATTCCGTTCAGCTTGGTGGACGCAGTTTTCAGCGTCGCAGTTCTCCGCGTCGCAGCTGTCACAAAATACCCGGTGGAAATCGTCGTCCCACGGGCCGGACAGGATAGGGAGGGCGCCCAGGAAGTCCCCCAGGGCCTCCGGGGAGGCCGTGATCCTTTCAAAGTTATTCACCGCCCGGCCTCCTCTTTGTGGAGGTCCACACCCTCCAGGGCGTTCCACACGGCCCGCTCCCATTCCTTTGCCCAGCCGGAACAGGCTTTCCGTACTGCGTTAATCACCACGGCCTCGCCGTCGGCCTCCCACAGCAGGCGATCCTTGTCGATCACGTCCGCGCCGATATGCTCCGCCGGATCCCGCTCGATCATGTCCACCAGGTACAGGGGAACGCCCCAGCAGGCACCGCCGCCGGGCGGCTGGTAAATCTGGAACCCCTGCATAATCACCGGCACCATGGTGACCTCCTCGCCGCGGTCACCGCCGCGCCAGTGGTCCATATCGTCCGCCGCCGTTTCTCTCAAAACCAGCTGCGGCTCCGTGTCCTTAATGATCGACGTGGGCATATCTCGCTCCGGGATCATGCCCATGTGTTCCACGATGGTGGCCAGCACCTTGCGCGGCAGCAGGGCGCGGTTGGCCATGGCAAACCAGTGATCCGTGTAAATGGCCACGTCGTTGCCGGTGTTCAGGACGGTGTACCCGCCCGCTTTGTAGGCTCTTTTGATGGCGCGGATCAGCCCGCCCTCGTTAATCAGCATTTGAAACCCTCCTTTTATATAAGGTGCGGCATAGGCACCGGCCTTTCCTCCTTGTCGGCCCTCCACACCTCTGCGTCCCGTATTTCTGTCCAATCACAGCCCCAAACCTCCGCCGCGTTCAGCAGGGCGGCAAAATTGGAACCGTGCGGCACCACGACGGTGCCATATTTCCGGCTTACCACTCTGGCGCAGCCGCTGGCCTGCCAGCGTTCCCGCCGTGCCCGCTCCGTCACAGACGTTTCATACTTGCGGGCGGCCTCGCGGGTTACACCCCGCCCCAGGCGTTCACCGTACATTCCCATCTTTCCATGGCCTCCTTGACTGCCTTGGAGTAGTCGGTGGAGGTGATCCCGCTGTCCCATGCGCTTCTCGCGCCGCCCTCGCCCATGTTGTAGGCCATGGCGGCCTTTTCGACGCTGCCATACTTGTCCAGATACAGGCCCAGCTTGTAGCAGCCGCCCGCAATATTCCCGGAGGCGGTGGTGGGATCCAGCCCCGTGGCCGCCTGGATCTCCGCATGGTAGGAACCGCCGGGGCCTGGGTTTAACTGCATGATCCCCACCTCACCAGAGGCGCCCACGGCGTCCATGTCGAAATTGCTTTCCGTCTGTGCCACCGCCAGGGCCAGAGGATAGGGGCAGCCGTATTCCTCGCAGTACGTCCTCATGTAGTCCTGCCATTCGTATGGCATTGGAACCGCCAGGGAGAAATAGCCCTGCGCCAGCAGCGCCTCCTCGATCTTTTCCGTTTCCTGCGGGTCTTCCATGTATTCCTCCTCCGCCGCCGCGTTGAACAGCAATTCCGTGGGCAGGATTGCCGCCGGTGCCGCCGACGCTTCCGGCGCGGCAGGTTCCGCCGCCGGTTCCTCGCTATACGCCTTGGCCACCATGACCACGCAGACGGCAACGAACAGCGCCAGGGCGATAAAGGCCAGAACCTTATTGCGTCGGCGGGCTTTGCGCTCCCGCTCCGCCGCGCGGGCGGTTCTGCGCTCCTTGGCCGCCTTGATCTCCGCCGCGGCCTGTTTCAACTCACGGGCGGACACCGCCGCCCGGTAAACGGCCAGATCGTCCTCCACGGCAGAGATCCGCACCCCCTGGGTGGTCTGCTCGGTGGTGATGGCCGCCACGTCCTGCTCCAGCTTGTCCACGCGCCGCTCCATGCGGCGGGCGTATTTTTCGCCTTTCTGGCTCATTTCTTCGTTACCTCCTTTTTTCTGGTGGCCCGCCCGGTCACCTCATAGGTGATACCGAACCGGCGGCGTCCGCACTCCGAACAGGTGATTTTCTCACACCTCTGCGCGACGGGTTTTACAGTCTTACCCCTGGCCTCCAGATCGATGGCGCAGGGCAAACATAACAGCTTTGTCATTCGTCCGTGCCCCTTTCGTCAATATGGGCGGCGCACATATCAGCCTCATGCAGCCGCCACACCCATGGCGTTGCGTCCATGGCCGCGGACAGGTTCCGCAGGTCTGTACGGGCCGCCGTGTCATAGGCTCCCATGTGCCAGCGGATTGCCAGGGCTTCGTGATCCTCCAGCCGGATAAACCGGGCGATCTGGTACAGGCTCTTTTCTCCGTGCCCCAGGGGGAGGGGATCCCGGAACGTATAACCCAGGTAGTCCTCCCACACACCCGTTTCCGGGTTCCTGCGGCGTTTTCTTTCAATGTGGTACACGCCTGCCTTGCACACGTCATGCAGCAGCCCCAGGATCGCCACGGTTTCCTCCTCCTGCTCGGAGATGGGGGCAGGCCCCAGCGCGTCCCTGGGCGTCAGGTCGCGGATCGTGATTTCCCGCAGACGACGGTAAACGTTCAGGCTGTGAATAACCAGGCCACCGGGGAAAGCGCCGTGGTGCTTGGCTCCCGCCGGGGCCTCGAAAAAGTCCGTTTCATTCTCCAGGCGCTCCAGCAGTTCCTCCGCACCGTCGCGGTGGACGCTGGCCAGAAACAGATCCTTGAAATGTTGGGCCACGGTTTGCAACCCGTTTCTCTCTAAAAAATCAGACATTTGCCGTTCCTCCTATGCTTCCGGGGCTTCGTTGCCCCAGGCGTCCCAGCCGTCAGCCCTCTGGCGGGCGAACATTTCCAGCCTGGGCACGTCGCCCAGCAGTTCCACGATCCGCTGGCGGGTTTCGTCCGGCTTCTTGCTGTGCCCCTCGAACGGGGCTTCTATAATCTGGTGGACATTGTGGGCGCGGATCTGCGTCTTGGCCTTAAAGCCCGGCGTGACGCCCAGCAGGCAAACCTCCGCGTTTGCGCGGGTGTAGGCACCCAGCCCCATGAAATTGCCGCCCTGCTTGCGGTTCTTTTTGACCCACACGAAAGCCGCTGTTTTGTATGTAAAGCCCCACGCCTCCATGACCTTTATGGCCTCCGTGATATTGGGGAACGTTGCCCACATAAAGCAGGCTGCCCCCTCTCGGACGATTTCGCGGACCGGCAGGGCGCATATTTCCGCGGTGGTCATGGTTGGGTAATGCTGTTTTGCAATCCCGTGGGAACTTTTCGTGTTCCCGCCCTGGGAATATGCCCACGGCGGATCCGCATATATCACGCTGTACTGCTTGGCGGGGAGGGGGATATGGTCAGGCATTGCCGTTCACCTCCCGCTTTCCGCTGGCGGCTTGATCCGCCACGAAATAAAGGGCCTCCACGTTTGAAAAGGTCGTGGCCCGTGCCAGCCCCTCCGCCTCCGCAATCATCAGATCCGCGTCAAGCCCTAATATTTCAGCCGCAGCCCTGACGGCCTTTTCTGCCTCCAGGTATTCGTTGATTGCGGCCAGCTGCGGGGAGGTGTAGGCCGTCACCAGGGCCGCGGTCATGTCGTTACGCTCTGCCATGTGCCTGCCGCCTCCTCTCCATGGCGGTGGTGACTTCCTCCACCATGCCGCGCTCCCGCAGTCCCTCAACGGAAAGGCGGTGCGCCTCATGGTACAGTTGCCCGCCCGCCGCGTCGTGCGTCGTGATCGTCAGGATCGGGTGCCCCAGGGAGGAGGAAAGAAACGCTTTCGTGTGGCCGTCGTCCGTCGTCCATTCCAGCCAGTAGTCCGGGCGGCCATTCGCTTTCTGGAAATCCACGCGGCGCATACCCGGTAGGGGCTTGTATGTCGCCACCAGATTGTAAAGGCTGGTTTTGTTGGCTTTCAGCCTCAACACGGGGCCACCTCCGTTCTGTACCACTCCAGGATCCGCTTGGCGTACTTCTTGCGGATCCGCTTCTTTTTGGTGTGGCGGTAGCGGTTATAAAGCGGGCGGTTGTCAACCGACGCCCAGCGCAGCGCCGTTTCCATTTCCTGCTGTGCTGCCACCTCCGCCGCCACCTGCTGGATCCATCTGCAGAAACTGTTTACCGTGGTCAGAACGCCCGCCGTAATCTCGTGGATCGCCTTGGCCAGTTCCTCACAGTTTGCCGTGGCCTGCTCCATGTTTATGCCCATCTGCGGCACCAGCATAGTGTTTTCACTCAT